AGTGCTTGTTCAATAACACGTTCTTTATGGAGACGGCTATTGCTTTCATTCATTTTATGAATCCAGCTAGCTGGCATATTAACCTACTTTAATGTCTTGTACCGCTTCGCGGAATGAATCAGAAGTTACAGATTGATCAAGATATTTTACCGTCCAGAGTCCTTTTTTAGGATCATGCACTGCACTCATACCATATTGCGCCATTAAGCGCACAGCTTCTTTGTGTGTAATACGTGCTCGGCTATAACGAACATTTTTGGTATCACAACAAATTTCGTGCGGGTCGCATTCGATACACACACCGGGAATTTGATTTGCAAATAACTTAAATAAGTTTCTCACAAATCTAGCAATAATAGCAAATAGTCGTTTAAAGAAAGTAATCATAGTTATTAATCAGTTGAAATATTAGCAATCGCTTCGTCCACTGAGTAGATTGCTTCTTCAAACTCGCCAGTTCCGTCGGCGGGATCAGTTGGGGTAGCAGGAACATTGTCCATGCCAACACCAATTGTGTTTAGTGCAGAAATGTTGCGACCTTCTCGAAGTGCGCCGACTAATGCTTGCCCGGCTTGGGTTGTTTGGTCTGCCATTTTTTCTAGCAGTTCAGCCGGACCGCGATATTCATTTTGAATAGCGTATGTGTGTAAGTTCTGCACCATTCCAAGGATACTCTGTTTGCTACTTGGTGTATCTGCAAATACTACACCCGCATCAGCTAACGTGTCAAGTTCTTTGCTTATCTGTACAGACATGCTCAAATATGCACTGTTTGCACTAGCATATTCTGTTGGATAAGAACTAGCAATATTATTGATAATAGTATTTGTTGATGCAATAATAGCAGCAATTCCATCATCATAGTTGTCATATGTACCGGCCCCCGGATATCCTCCTGGAATAGTTGCATAAGTTGGTGACATTGGATCTGTATTGTCTGGAATTCCATAAACATCATTCAAAAAGTCAATCATTACAGTAAATGCTCCGGTACTTGCTCCGCTTTTATAAAGTCCATCGAGTGCACCGCTAGCAGTCATGTCATTCAACGTATTAATAACATTCAAAAGTGCATCATTGTGTGTAATACCTGCTGGAGTTCCAACACCATCACTTAGATAATATCTACCATTTGTACCCGAACCAGTTGCAAAAGTATTTGTGTAATATGAGTATACGCTAGTTGGCAGGGGTTTGTCAAGAGAATTGATTAGATTTAACCCATAATTTGTTTGGATTAATTTTACTGCTGCTCCTAACTGGTCTGTTCTGAGATCCTGCACATTTTTAATTTGCTGTAGAGCACGGCGCATTGCTGTGTTAGCGTCTGCTAATCCAGTAGTTAATATACTGTAATAATCTTTTCCAAGATTCTTAAACAATCCATTGACTGCATTGTTATTCACATAAATTGCTTTATAACCAGTTTTGTATGGGCTAGTCAGTGTTCTATATGATAACGGAAAAATCTTTTGAGTATCTATTAAGTCTGCCAGTGTGTCAATACCAGTTGGTATATTAACTCGCAGCGCGGCTTTGATTGTGGTTAATTTATTTCCGGTAATGGTTTTAAAAGCTTCATAACACTTTTTCTGAATTATCAAAGGTAATGTTTCATTATCCACTAACCCGGTAATTTTAGTTGCAAGTGCAGTTGGATTAACTCCAGCTTTAATTAATTCTTCGGAAATATATGATAATAGACCGCGTGTTGCTAATTTAACAATTAAAGCGTGCGGTGTGCCGTATGTGTTGAGTTTGTCCAGATCTATTAATAATCCAGTGTTGATTAAATCTGTGCCAAATTCAACCGTTGCTAAACTAATACTAGATATGCTTCCGGTAGTTAGTTCGTCCATATTAGAAAACGTTGGTCCTAAAGAGGAATCGGTGCTAACTGCTGCATCAATAAAACTACCTGAACTAACTGTGTAAGCCATTACTGTATACATTTGTACTACAAATTTGCTTAAATCACCGTTGCCTAAAATGTTATTAGCGTGCGCAATTAAAGTATCAGTAAACCTATCATTTCCTGCAACTTGTGCCGGAGACAGAATAGTCGATCCATCCGGTGCAATTACTGCTGCCGTTGCTGGATCAAATTTTGTAGCATATGCACTAGGGATTGTGTTTGTTGACGCTGGAAATGTTCCAGCAGTAAATGTTTGCATATTGCCAAGAGTTGAGTTTGATACCACGCCACTTGCTTCGGACAATGCTGTTGCAAATTCATTAACTACCCCTATCGATTTATATGTGTTAATACGAGATGTTAATGCTGTGTTGATGCCTAATCCAGTGTTTTGTATTAGGCCTTCGCCTGCAATTAACATTAAAGGACTTAGTGTATTGTACATTATAATCCTACAATAACGTTAGGACTTCCAGTTGCTCTTGGATGTCCACATGTGTCTGGACTACCAACAAACACTACGGGTCTTCCGCCTGCAAGGACTCTTGGTGCACCCATAGTGGTTCTTGCACCACAATGTGCTCCACAGCCTTTTGCACCACAGCATGGATGCGGAGTAACACTGGTTCCTGGGGGAACCACTGGACGACCATTTGCTAGAACCGTAAAGACACCGGAAGTTGCAACACCTCCTGCACTGTTTACATCTCCCATTCTAACAACTAGTGGCATATTATCCTGTGATGATTTTCTTACTAGGTGTGCTGATACCGGTTACTGCTTGTGTGTATGCTGCGATAACATCTTCGCTGGTTTCAGACACCATAGTTACGTTTTTAGTATTTATGGTGATTTTACCCTTGGGATTAGCAGTAAACATGCTTGGAATCATTTGAACACCCTGCGGCGTCATTGCTACACTTACTGCATGGTCTAACACAATTTCATCTGCGCCCTGTGCTTCAATTTTTCCAACGACTTCTTCACCGGAAGTCACTTTAAAACTGTAAATTTCGCCTGTTTTTAAATCGTTCATTTTAACCTTCTAGTAATGCTTGTATACCATCTGGACCAGCATTCTTAAGTCCAGTAAAGCCGCCTTCTAGCAGTTTATCGTTAATGTAAATTTGTGGAACTGAACGATGTCCTTCACCTAAAACAAATGCACGTGCATCAGCATCGGTTTCAATGTTAACTGCTTCATATTTAAATCCATATGTTTCAAGCAATTGCTTTGCTTGATCACAGAAAGGACAAGTTGTTTTACTATAAATTTTAATCATCTGTATTAATTCCTGTGTCTTCTAGCACTGATTCAAACTCAATACCTGTTTCGTCTAGATAGCGGTTCCAAAATTCTAACCATTCCGGGTCGCAAGGTTGCTCATATTTAACGGTGTTTTCGTCCCAGTAATATTCATCGCCATCAATTGATAATTTATCGTCATTTTCTTTAGATTTAATAATTTCATTTTGTCTGCGGCATGCATTAAACCAAGCATTATATTCTTCTTGAGATAATGCTTCGCCTGCCCATGTATCAAAGTTTACAACTTCGCCACCATCTGGTGCAGTATATTTAAATGTTTGTTTTAATATTTTTGCCATTGTTATTCCTTATTAAGAATTGTCTCAAATTTTATATTTGTTTCTTCGAGATATTGTTCCCAGAATTCTAACCATTCTTCGTCATATTCTTTTAATTCGTAATATTCTTTATCTTTTGCCCACTCATCATTCCAAATATAAACCGCGTTCTTTTCGTCGTGAATTAAGTAACCTGCATCAATTGCTTGTTGCCTAAGGTATTCTTGACGCTTAACTGCCAACTCCCATTTCTTATATTCTGTGCTATTCACTCTTAGAGATCTTTTAGCCCAAATATGAAATGGAACCGTAGGTTTGTCATTGTTAGAGTACAAAAATGTTTGTATTACCATTTGATATTATAAACTAAAACCTTTAAATGTATCTTCTGTTACGTCTTGTTTTGTTCCGCCGACCACGTAACTAGAAATTTCTGTTTCTTGTGGTGCAACCTGTACTTCGCCACCTGCAATCCACTTTTGTGTCCATGGTAGTGGATTAGACCCGCCCTTGTACGGTGTATCTAATCCCAATGAAGTCATGCGTTTGTTCGCAATCCATTCCACGTATTCCACAAGTAATTGTGCATTAAGACCAATCATGCTACCGTCCTTGAACAAATAGTCAGCCCAACGCTTTTCTTGCTCTACAACGTCAATAAACATCTGTGAGACTTCTGCTTTGCATTCTTCTTGAATCTTTGCAAAGTCCGGATCGTCTTTGGGCAAGATTTTGATCATGGTTTGTGTACTTGCTAGATGCAGGTTCTCATCACGGCAAATTAATTTAATAATTTTAGCATTGCCTTCCATCTTTTTAAGTTCTGCAAATGCCCATGAGCAAGCAAACGACACATAGAAACGAATGCCTTCGAGTGCGTTTACACTGTTAATAGCAAGCCACAGTTTCTTTTTAAGATCATATAAGTCTACAACAACATCTTTACCGTTTACACGGTGCTTGCCTTCGCCAAGTAGCTGATACCACGAACTTGCTTCAATTACATCATCATAGTATTTTGAAATAGTTTGCGCTGTTTCATAAATTTCTTTGACGTCAAGGAGCTCATCAAACACACGACTTGGATCGGAATAGATATTTCGAATAATATGGGTGTAGCTACGGCTATGAATAGTTTCATTAAACGCCCAGGTTTCAATCCAGGTTTCAAGTTCTGGAATGCTGACAATAGGCAATAGTGCTAGGTTAGGCGAACGCCCTTGCACACTATCCAGCAGAATCTGACGCTTTAGGTTACTGGTGAAAATATGCTGTTCGTGATCGTTTAGGTCTTTGAAATCTTTAGCGTCGCGCAATACGTCTACTTCTTCCGGTCTCCAAAAGAATCCCAACTGCTTGTCGGTAAACTTATCAAATTGTTTGTATTTTACCGATTCATATCGCTGCAAACCAACACCGCCGTTCTTGTCTAGAAATGCTAGCGATGTTAGGTGTTTGTTGTTTTTTGTCGGGAATACACTTTTACTCATGATATTTTCCTTAGATTTTACACGATTCGCAATCTTCTTCATCAACCATTTTGTTTACGTCGATTTCGCCTTGGCCGTCGTATGTATTGAAATAGTATAACTGTTTTCCACCCATTTTATAAAAGAATAGGATATGTTGTAACATCTCACTCATTGGGATTTTTTCATCCTCATAAAACTGTGGGTTATAACTTGTATTTACAGAAATGCCCTGATCAATATACTTTTGCAGTACTGCCATAATCTTCAAATAACCCAATGGACTACGCTGCTCCCATAACAATTCATACTTGTTCTTTAAGTGACGGAATTCAGGAACCACTTGCTTGAGTACACCGTCTTTGGATTGTTTAACTGATACATAGCTGCGGGGTGGTTCTACACCATTTGTAGCATTTGAAATCTGTGCTGAAGTTTCAGCTGGCATCAGTGCCATTAGTGTGCTATTGCGAATCCCGTGTTCTTTTAGCTGTTCTCGCAAGCCTTTCCAGTCTACTACATCGGTGTGTTTGACCAGTTCATCAACATCTGACTTGTATGTGTCTACTGGTAGAATTCCTCGATGGTATTTGGTTTGATCTGACCACGGACATGCGCCCTTTTCTAAAGCTAGGTCAGCACTTGCTTTGATCAAATAATAACTCCAGTGCTGTGCCCAGGTGTCAATTAATTTTAAGTCTGGATCTGAGTAGTTTGTGCCGTGTTTGGCTAGCCAATAGGCTAGGTTGATAATACCAACGCCCAGCGGTCGACGACCTTCTGTTGCAATACGTGCAGCAAGAATAGGATAGTTTTGGTAACTTAACAAATTGTCAAGACCGCGCACTGCTAGTTCACATGCACGTTGCATGTCTTCTGGTTGTTTGAATGCGCCCCAATTTATCGCTGACAGTGTGCAGAGCGCGATTTCTCCGTTTTCATCGTGTACATCACTCAATGGTTTAGTTGGCAAGTCAATTTCGCAACAAAGATTGCTTTGTTTAACTGGGGCAACAATGGGATCAAATGCACCGTGTGAGTTAGCATGATCCACATTCATCAAGTAAATACGCCCGGTATCCTTACGCTCTTGCACAAATTGTGAGAATAAATCCATGGCCTTAACACGCTTGCGACGGATATGTGTGTTACGTTCTGCACGTTCGTAAAGTTCGCGGAACAAATCTACATCTGCGAAGAAAGCATCATATACTTCAGGCACATCGTTTGGACTAAACAGTGTAATATAATCATTGTTTAGCAAGCGTTCATACATTACCTTGTTAAACTGTACACCATAATCCATGTGGCGCACACGATTATCATCTGTGCCTTTGTTGTTTTTGAGAACTAGCAGGTCTTCGACTTCAAGGTGCCACAGTGGATAATAAAGTGTAGCAGCACCATTTCGCACACCGCCCTGGGAGCATGAACGTGTTGCTGATTGGAATAATTTATAAAATGGAATAACTCCAGTATGATATGCGTCCCCTTTTCGAATTGGGCTCTTAATAGCACGAATTCGTCCTGCACCAATACCAATGCCTGCTTTTTGTGAAACATACTTGACAATCGAACTTGTGGTTGCATTGATTGAATCTAAACTATCATCGGTTTCGATCAATACACACGAACTAAACTGACGCTGACTTGTACGCACACCTGCCATAACAGGTGTAGGCAAACTTACTTGGTGTGCACTGATCGCATCGTAGTAATCACGCACCCATCGCATGCGAGTTTCTCTTGGATAATCGGCAAACAGTGTAGCCGCAATCAGTGCATAGGCTACTTGCGGTGTTTCATAAATTGTTTTAGTAACACGATTTTGTACAAGGTACTTGCCGCGCATCTGTTCCATAGCCGCGTAGGTTAGGTGTTCATCCCGCTCATGCTTAATAAAACTATTAATATAATCCCATTCTGCGTTATCATATAAACCTGGCAGGTCAGGATCATACAAACCTAAATCCACGTTTTGATCAACTAGTCGTCTAATGTGCCATGGTTTAAAATCGTTATAAACTTCCTTGCGCAAATGATAACAAATTAATCTACCTGCCACATACTGATAGTTAGGTGTCTCTTCTGAAATTAAATCTGCGGCTGCTTTGATCAGAGTTTCTTGAATATCCGGCGTAGTAATTCCCTGATAAAATTGCAAATGACTTTTTAATTCTACTTCGCTGGCACTAACACCGGTAATGTTTTCTGTTGCCCAAAATACAACCTTGTGCAGTTTTTCAAGGTCAAGAAGTTCCTTGCGCCCATCGCGCTTGGTTACTGTAATATCAGTCATTTTTTCCTCTTTTTATTCTATTACTAGTGCGTTGCTTGATAACGATCTTTTGATTTTTAAATCTGGAAGTGTTCTTGTATTTACTATCTCATTGGGAATATAGTTTAGTATGTAGCTAGAATTTACTTCCACTACAGAGAAATCTTCCAGTTGTAAAATGCGAATTGATTCGATATCTTCGTGCTTTATTAGCAGTAAAGTATACACTATTCCTAGACATTTTGCAAGATCACAATATACATCGTCTGCGAGTAAATCCCATGGCCGTGGCCATTTTTCATATTCATCTATGTGTAAGTAATGATTAGTGAGTGGAGCACGTTGCCACCATTGATCAACTGTACGAAGTGCATCTTCTAGGGAAAGTTGCGCAGATTTGTTTCTTAACTCTCGCCATTCTAATAGACGATCGTCAAATCTTGGTTGCCACATTAGACTTTATACTTAACAATACTGTATGTAATGTCAGCATTTGCTCCGGTAG